GCTAGCATTCTGGTTCCTTCTCGATGAGGATCGACCATCTGTGGTGGTGGGTGAGGCGCTGGTCAGCCACCCGCCACCCGCTTGGAACGGGGTCGTCTTTTGGGTGCCACTTTAGGGTGGCGATACGCGGCGGGGTCGACGCAGAACCCGAGCGGCCCGCGTTGCGGCTCGTAGGGCTTCCCCGGCGGATCGGCGGATCGTAGCTCATGGATCGAGCCCTGCATCATTTCGCCGGTGTGCGCCGCTGCCTCTTGCCAGTCTGGGTCGTCGTACTCGCCCTTTCGCCTCGGCATGATGCCTCCCACCGTGCGCGCTTGAACCCCAGGATCTCGACCGCCTCGGCCAGATCGGCGTAGCATTGAATCGCCGCCGGTCCCGAGCGGGATGGATCGACCACGACGGCGATCACCGCTCCATGTTGCTGCGAGGCGTACTGATGCCGGTCAGCGTGAGGGTCGAGGTATTTGTAGCCCCGCGCGCGGATCAGCCAATGGGGCTTGCTACCCTTGTCGGCGTCTTCACCGCTGAACATCTCCCAATGGTGCTGGTGACCAGCCGCCAGGATATCAGCGTCTCCAGCCGAGAACCTCGCCGCGCGCATCGGCCCGTGAAGCGGGTTGTAGATCGAGGTGCCCTTGAAGTCATGCGCCGCCCAGATCCGCACGACATGCTCGCCCGCCGCGACCTCGAACTTCGCGGACCAATCCTCCAGCGCCGCCGAGCCGCGAGCCATCCAGTCGAGCGGGTCGCCCTGGCCGTGGGATTGGCTCCAAATGTCATGGTTGCCTTTCAACAGCATGAGCCACGGCACCGCCCGGAAATACCACTCGGCCAGTTTCCAGGCCCGGTCGCGCGTTACGTCCTGGTGGGCGTAGAGCCGCTGGAGCTTGCCCGACCAGTTGTTAGTCACATCGCCCAACATTATGCCGTGGCAATGCGGCGTGCTCATGAGCGCCACATCGCGGCGCAGCAGCGGCCAGTTGCAGCCGTTGTCATCGAGGTGCGGATCTCCCACGAAGGCCAGCAAGTACGGGCCGGGATCACGTAGCGCAAACCGCATCCACCGCTTGGCTTCTGCGTTCTCCGCGCGGCGCTCGAAACGCTCGCTCAGTTGCTCGATCAGCTGCTCGACGGGCACATCATCAGACGGGATGGACGGCGGGTCGAAGCGGGGTTCTGGTTGTGACGGCACGCCCCAGTCTATCGCCCGGCCAGCGGACTTCTCCAGCCTATGGATATCGGTTGCGCTGTACGACGCATGCTGGATCCCCAAACGCTGCCAGGCAATGCGGATGGCGGACTTCTGCCCTCGACGCGCCACCACGCCCATCGGCGTGTACCCCTCCCTGATTGCCTGCTCTATGGCCTCGATACGGCGCAGCGCCTCATGCCTGGCGATCGGAGGGGTTGGCATGCTTACCTCGGAATAAAGCTGACTGCGTTCGTCAGGACCCAGGTGATGCCGGCGCCTAACGTGATCATGACGCCGCCTATCTTGACCGAAAGCCACCAGGCTCCCTTGCCCATGTTGGCTGCATCCAGGAGGCCCTGGAGCTTCTCCTCAAGGCGGTCGAACCTCTCGTCGGTGCGCTTGTCCCTGGCTACGCGGGCGGCGATGAACTCGTCCAGTCTTCCTTCGAGACGGCCGAGATCCCGGTTCACTTCATCGGGCATGGTGTCCTCACGGTGCGATTTCGGTAATGGTCATAGATGAAAGGCAGGTGCCGCCGAATATCTGTACACCGGAGGTGTTCCCGTTGAGATATACGGTCGTTGCCGAATTCGGCCCGACCCGCACCTGAAATGCGGTCGGAGATGTCGAGTTCGCCGTGACATGATGAACCACGGTGACAACGCCAGGGTCATTGCTTCCTGGCCTGTTTGCCACAGCAAAGATGGCGTCTGCCGAACTCGCCCTATGGATATGGAAGCTGGTGACGCCACCGGCAGCGTTCGTCGTCGTGAGCGTGGCCTCTATGCGGAGGATGTTGTCCGCAGACCTCGGCGTTATGGTCGCCGACAGGAACTCCGTCCCCTCGGTTATCTGCGGGATCGTGTTGTCAGCGGGTGTTTGCGTGGTCCCGGACAGTAGACCGCCTTGCGTCGTCGTGACCCGCTGCACGAACCCCGTCCAGGCGTATGACGCATCCTTGCCGGCGCCACCCGAGATCAGCGACTGCCCCGAAGTCCCCACCCTGGCGATCTTGGCCAGCGTGATGGCATTGTCCACGATCGCCGCAGCCGAAACCGACGCCGCGTCGATGTTGGCAGCGGAGACCGTGTTGCGCGTCGCCAGCGCACCGAGAGCGAGGACCGTGCGAGCCGACGCCGCCGTCCCCGCCCCCATCAGCGCCGAGCCCGTCGCCCCGAGCGCCACGAAGGCAACGGAGGTCGAGGACACGACGTTGGGAACCCCTGTCGAGCCGCCAGACACCGCCGTGCCCAGGACCTCCAGGGCCGGGCTGTAGTCCGTCCAGGAGTCGATGAGGTTGGCGAAGTCTGCCTGGGTAGGCTGGAAGAACTGGACCCAGAGCGCCTTCAAGGCGGCTTTCGACAGGGCAGTCATGGCACCCTCAGTAGCTGCGGTTGCGGCGCGCGGGGTTCGTCTTCTGCGCCGACAGCGGCACCTTCGCAGTAGGGATCGTGCCGGTCGGATAGGTGAAGTTTGCCTTGCAGGACGAAGACTTCTTCGTGCCCGCATACTTGGTCATCTTGGTCTTCATTTGCCTCTCCGCTTCTTGGACATCCCGGCTTCCGACAGGGCGATGGCAATGGCCTGGCCCCGCTTCTTCACCACCGGACCACCCTTGCCGGAATGGAGGGTCCCGCGCTTGTATTCTCCCATGACTTTCCCGACCTTGGCCGGGCCTTTCATCTTCTTCATCGTTCTGCTCCCATGCTTGTCTTGATCTGGTTGACGCGCTGCGGAAGGGTCGAAACCCAATCCTCGCTGTCGTTGTCAGCGATGCCGCCGCCCTCGAACAAGAGCGTTCCGATCGTGGCTGCGGTCGCCCTCTCGCCCGGCACAGACCTGGCCGAGTTCACGATTTTCCCGAGGTACTCCGGGTCGAGGATAGCCCTGCCAATGCGATCCCTGACTTCGGCGTTGGCGTTCTCCAGGGCGTAGGTAAGGAACCTGGACTCCCGAGACAGCGGACCAAGGGCGGCACGGCCAGCCCTGCGTATCATGCCCATGGTGGTCGGCTCATTCTGCGCCGATGCCCCGAGCTGCAGCCGCGGCCCACCGGGCAGGAGCGCATTGGTAGCCTCTGCCACGGTTTTCATGCGCGCGGCGAAGTCTGGCCCAAGAGACGAGGCCATCCATTGTGTGGATTTCGGGTCGCGGAGAAGTTCCGTCAGCTTGTCCACATCCAGGACCGGCTTCCCACCCTGCGTCGGCGCCTTCGACAGATCATCGTAGAGGCGCTGGCGCACCATCCCCCGGATGGCGTCCCCAAGCGCCGGGTCCGTCTTGTCAACCCGCCGGAACAGGGCTTGTGCCTGGTCGATGTTCTTCGCGCTGTAGAAGTTATCGAACCAGGAGCCGAAGTTCTCGCGATCGGCGACCCCGATAATCCTGCGAACTTGTTGCAGCCGCGCGCCGCTTTTCAACTGGCGAAGCTCTGCAGGCGTGAAGAATACCGAGTAGGGAGAATTCTTGCCTATCGCCTTCTCAATAGCCTGCTGGTTGATTTCCCTTTCGGTCTTACGGCCGTATACCATCGCAAGATCAGACAAATCGGCCGTAATCCTAGCCCTCAGTTGCTGTCGTTCCCTGGCCGACAGAAGCGGCGCAAGAGCCTCTGCCTGGTCACGGTCAAGGGCCAAACGGTCCATGAACCTTTCAGCAGTAATCTCCCCAACCTCGGTCGGTTTCACACGAAATGCTTCCGAGAGATCTGCCCTGCGAAACTTGTCCGTGACCTGACGCCACTCGGCGTCAAGTTCGTCAATGCGCTTGACAGCCTCGTCACCGCCGTTCGCCCGAAGAAGCCTGTTGCGGTCTGCCTTGAGCGCCTCTTCAAGCTCCAGAAGCTGCTTTGTTTCCCCACTCCACTCCCCTCGGAATGACCTCCTGACGGCGGTCCGAAGGTCAGAGATAGCCTTCTGGTATTGAGCGTAGTTCAGGGGCTTGAGTTCCCGCACCTCGTTCCCGGCGGCGTCCGTCGTGGTCGTGTACAGACTGCCAAGGGCCTCGTTGACGAGCTTGCGGTTGTCGTCAGACAGGGAAGGAAGGATGCGGCTCTTGAGGTCGGACTCAAGGTCGGAGATCTTGGCAGCAGCGGTTTGGGCAGTCTCCGGCGTTCCGGCGGCGAGTTGCGCTATTTCCTCGTATGCCCTGGATATTGGAGCCTTGGCCGCAGCCTCCGATGTCTTGACCCGCTCCTGCAGCGCTGTAGCAAGTTCCCGGCGAGTCATTTTGACGGGGCCACCAATGCCCGCTGCCTCTGCCTGGAAACGCTCGACACCGGGAGCCGCCCTTTCAACCCTTCGACCGATGTCCACGACATCCTGCGCGGGTGGCGCCGCTCCTTCTGGCAGAGCCCCAGCAAGTCGCCCGGCCGCAGCCTCTTCCTTCGCGGCAACCCGTGCCGCAAACTCTGGCTGCAACGGCTTCGTCGCGTCCCTGGCGACCTTCTCCTCGATCGCCTTGTAGAGCGCGGCCTCGTTCGTTCTGCCAAGCGCGGCCAGGACATCTCCGCTCGTTGCGAGCTTTGCCTGCTCCGGGCCAAGCGTGGCCTCAAGACGGCGCATCCCGTCTCGTATCATCCCCAGGGTGATGCCCTCCAACTGCGGGGCAACCCCTCGGCCAGCAAGCGCCCTGACCGTGTTGTAGACGGCTACGGCCCCGGCATCGAAGGCACCCTGCATAATGCCAAGCTTCACGGCCTCCGCAGCGATGCTCTCATCCGGGGCGACGACGCCAGCCTCCTGGCCATAGCCAAGGCGCACCCGTTCAGCCCCCGTGCGAGCTGCGGTGCCGCCGAGAAAAGCCCCCATGATTGGGCCGGGGATCATCCGGGCAAGGAGGCTGGGTCCTCGCAGTTGCGGCAATAGTGAACCAGCAGCGCCGCCAATCGCCCCAACGGCCTCCGCTGCGCCTGTCGGAGTGATGGAAGCAATGTCCCTGCCGCGGGCAGCTAGATCTGCTGGCTTGAACATGCCCTCCGGGTCGCGAACCGTCGTCCACTGATCTTCGCCCTTGCGGCGGAAGATGATCTCCCCCTTGTACGGTCCTTCGGTCTCGACCTCCTTGACATCGAAATCAGGTCCGAGCATCCGCTGGTAGCCAGACAGTCGGTTGATCCCGAGACCGGATTTGCGCCGAGCTTCAAACGGCGCCTCTCCGATCCTGATGTTCCCTTCGAGCAACTGCAGCTCGCCCTGAAGGCGCTTTCTCTCTCCCTCTGCCGCGAGCATTGCCGCCTCCTCGCTTGGGCGGACAGCGCCTCGATTGGCCATGCCAGGGCCAAGGGCCATCAACTCCCGGCGCATGGACGAAGCGCGGTCTGGCCGCTGCGGCTCATCGAACTGGTCAAAAGGATTCCCCGCCGCCGGCGCATCGAACTGATCGAACGGGTTCGCATCGACCATGGGTCAATCCCCTAGAACACGCGCAGCAGCGCCAGGGCCAAACTTCTTGTCAAAGTCGCCCCGCAGTTGCGGGTTGCGTCTCAAAAACTCAATTGCAGCAGTAGATGGTGACAGGAAACTTTGCCCGCTTTGCGGAGCATTCCCGGCTTGCGGCGCAGCGGCTGGCTGCGCGGGAGCGCGCCCGAAGGTCGGCGGGCTGGGGTTGTTCCTCTGGAAAGATGGGCTTTGCCTTGCAAGCTGTTCGTAATTGTCTTTGACGCGGTCCTCCAAGTACGTCCTAACCTGCGCCAGAGCGGCCTTGATGTTCCGCGGGCTGCTGAAAGCATTGTTGATACCAAGTATCGTTATCACGGCTTTCACGTCCTGATCTGACAGTCGGCCCCCAGGCTCAATAGCCCGCGCAACGGAAAATGCCAGAAGCAGGCTGTTCGTCCTGATTGCCTGAGCTTCTTCCGAAGTCGCCCCCAACCTGTCCAAAATAGACTTGGTGTTGCCGTCGGCATAACGCTCCCACAGCCTGTTGACCCCAAGCTTGCTTTCCAAGTCTGATCTTCCGATTTTCGTGACTTCGCCAGTTTCCCTGTTCCTGGATTCAAGGGGCTGGGCAAACAGAACCCTTCTGGCCTGGTCAAACTGGCTTGCGACCGCCTCTCCAAATATGGAGACCCCGCCGACTGCTCCGGTTGTTGCCGTGGGTGAGCTGAGTTGGTCGTCAAGCCTGTCAACGAGCCTAATGGTACTAGCTGTCTCAGCGAGAGACTTTGAGTAATTGGATATGCTTCTTTGAAGCGGAGCCGGAGTCCCAGTTGCTGCGGAGGTTTGATTTTCAATAGCCTCGCGCATCATGGCAATGCGCTCTTCTGGGCCCTTGTCTTGAGAGTTTCTCCAAACCGTATTTAGCGATTTTTGGTCATTGTCGAGCCTTCGGTTGCCTTCTGGCTTGATTTCCTTGAAGCCGACCAAAACTCCATTCTCGAAGACTGGCCCTCCGGTGAACCCGCCCTCACCTTCGCCGTCGCGGCTCCTCTTGCCAGCGAAGCCCTGCCTTGGGAACTCCGCAAATATCTGTCTAGAAATGCGCTCCAGATCAGCAATAGACGAGTCCCTGGTTGCCCCAAGCTCCTCCATCCGTTTCTGAAAGAACGCAATTCCCTCGCTGGGATTGTCCAAATTACTGACGGCAGAGCGAATCATCGCGTCTGTGCGAGTTCCCCAGTCCCGCCTATCGCGCGCCGCGCCTTCGGTCCTGTCTTTTCCGAGCTGCAGGCGCTGATATTCCGTCAACTGACCAGGAGCAACTTGCCTGCCAAGGCCAGCCATGGCGTTGGCAATGTTGTAGGCGCGGGTCAGCCGCTGCCCCTCGGCCTGCTCCAAAGCGCCTGGAACAGTCACACGCCCAGGGTTCGCCGCAGACATCAACGCGGCATTGATCAGGTCGCCGTAGCGGTCAGGCTTCGCCAGCGTCTCCATCTGCCTGGCAAGGAACCTCGACACATCGGTGGCCCGCTGCCGGGCATCCATGGCGTTGGACGGGGCTGGCACCCCCTGGGACCCGACGTTGGAGAGGATGTTGACCGCCGGGACAAGCGCAGGGTTGATGACAGAGGCAACCGGGTCCGAACCAGACATTTCCGTGTCGGGCAGGATCGGTCCCTGGTCGAACTCAGCCATCGTCACCTCCCGAATTGCGTGAAGCGGTGCTGGCCCGTGTAACGCTGCGCGCTTTCAGCCGGGACGCTGAACACCGGAGCGTTCACCGACTGCTGGACCGGCGAGTCGAAACCCATGGCCCGCTGTCCCGCCGCAACCGTCCCCGGCAACCGCTCTGCAATGCCGCCAAGCGTGTAGAGGCCCTGCGCGAGACCAGCCATACGGTTCAACGTCTGCTGCTGGCGCAGGGCACCCGTCAAACCTGCAAGCTGCGCTGCAGACCCAAGCCCCTGCATCGACCCAGACAACTGCTGACGCGCCGCGGTATCCGCCCTCGCCGCCTCGTTCTGGCCCATCATTGCCAACTGCCGAGCGATCATCTCGTCCCGACGAGGGTTGCTGACCATCATCGTCCCGCTGCCCCCAGGCCCAAACCGCCGAGCCTGCCGAGCCTGCGCCGTCATGAAGTCCCGGATGCTCTGGAGTTGCGCCGTCCTCGACTGCTCCATGGCCTGCTGCCGGGCTTGCTGAAACAGCGGGCTCTGCGGGTTTGCCAGAGCCTCGGCAATGTCAGCCTGGCGGGCCGCGAGCTGAGAAGCGCGACGCTCGCCGCCACCCCGCCCCAGACCGAACAGGGATGCGGTCGCCGTGGCCGCGCCAGCCAGTCCCGCAATGTCCTTGATGAAGTCGAACAGCGCCATCAGCGCCTCCCTAGCATCTCTGCATAGACCGAGAACCCGGCCAGGACATCAGGCCCAGCCGCGTCTTCCGTGCGGAACGAAATCCGAAACGTCTTGCCCCGCCACCGCAGCGGCGTCTTCTGACCCAAGGTCTGCGCCGTACCAATCGGCGGGCCACCAATCGTGTAGATGCCGATCGGACGACCGCCAATATCCTCGCGAGCCGTAACCTGCACCGTGTCGAGCGACAGCATATCGTAATCCCCGGTCGCCTCGATGCTGTATACCACCTCGCCACCGACCTGATAGTTGGGGATGATGAAACTCCCGGCCTTGATCCTGGTCGTGCGCCGCGGCTCCTCAAGGGTCAGCCAGCCGGTCGTGTACTCCGTGGTGTAGAGCGACCCGGCATCCGTGTACGTCCCCTGGTCGAAGGTGTAGGCCCGGCCATCGGCGCCGCCCAGGAGAAGGTCGGAGTTCGCCCTGACCAGCAGCGCCTTCTGCAAACCGATCTGCCCGTCAAAGTCGCTCCACGCCGCGCCAGCCAGGAGGCGACCATCCTCGGCCAGGAAGTTCGAGTAGTTGTAGATGTAGAGCTTGCTGGCGATCTTCAGGACGATCCAACTGCGCCGCTGGTAATTGACCACCGAGATTTCGGGGTCTTGCGGGTTCAGCGCCACGATCTGCCGGATGATTGTACGCAGCGTGTTCTTGATCGGTTCACTCAGATTCGACCGCTGCAGGTTGTTCGTATTGACCAGCAGGCTGACGCTCATCAAGCCGTCATAGCCGACGAATGCCAGGTCGTTGCCGGTGTTGACGAATCCATCCGGGGACACGATGCCCTGCGGGAACAGACCGGCCGGAGTCAGATCCGCCGGAGAGGTGCCGCGGTAGGCAAAGATCGCATGCTCCGTGCCGACGACCAGATAGGTCTGGAACGAGGCAATCGCCCGGACCAGGTCGCCGTCCCCCTGCTGGGCGCCGATGTCCAGCGTCCTGCTCGCCAGGGTGCCGGTATCGACCGAGAAGTCCTCGATGTCGTTCTCGCCGCTGGCCACTATCTGCCTGCGGTTGCGGGCGTCCACCATCCATGCCCGGCCATAGTGGATGTGGATGAACGAGGCTATCGGCATGGCGCTGCGGTACAGGACCAGAGCGTCCCCGGCCGAAGCGTTCGTGATCGACGGCGTCAGGAACACCCCAGACGACACGATGCGGCTGATGAAGCTGCCAGCGTTCTTCGTCGTGTTGTGGACGATGTCCCCCTGGCGGGCTTCGGTGTTCAGCCAGTTCGCCACGCCCGAAACCGTGATGTACGTCCCCGAGCCGGTGTTCTGCGTCGTGGCCACCGTCGCCACGTTGTCCATGATGCCATCGGTGTCAACGATGTTCAGCTCGATGCTGTCGAGGATCCTATACCCGTCCCCCGGCAGCGGATCGCCGCCAGGCCCCGTACCACTCAGCGTCGCCACCGTGTTGCCGAACCCCTGCGCCAGAGCAGACATCGGCGTGTGGGACACCCGCGCAGAGGTGACGGAGGTCACGATGCCGTAGGACCCGCGCTTGGCGTTGAAGACGATGTCGCCCTCGGTCACGAAGGTCTGGCCGACCCAGTCGCTGATGTCAGCGTCAGTCAGCGCCGCTGCCGATGTCGCAACCCCGCAGATGCCGCTCTCCATGACGGCTTGCAGCGTCTGGAACTGCGCGCTGGCGCTGTCGATATACACCTGTCGGTCCACGCCGTTGTAGAAGACAAGCCGGGACCCGAACTGCACCGCCTTGATCCGCGCAGCCGTCGAGAACTCGTAAACCTGCGTCCAGGAAGAGCCATCGTCGCGGAAAACCTTGCCCTCCGACGTTGCGAACAGCGTCTCGTTCCCCTGGGGATCGACATACTCAAACAGCCCGGTGATCACCCCCTTGGTAGGCAGATCGTAGCCGAAGGCGACATATCCCTGGCGCTTCTCGGCGGCACCGGCGGCGTTGATGAAGCGGTTCCTGAACCTGACCGAGTAGTCGAGCGGGATCTCGGACTCGGCGAAGTTGGTCGCCAGCCCCCGCTTTCCGATCTCGTAGAACCGCTCGCCCATCAGGTCCTCGTCGTCATACCCGGCTGGAACCGGGTGAACTCGCCCGTCTTGGCGGTCTGCCTGCCAAGGCTGTTGTTGCGGAGGATGAAGTACTTGGCCTGGGCCTGACGGTACTGGTCCGTCTGCACCCCGCCGCTCTCATCGAGGATGGCGCCGGCATGGAGCCCAGCCACCATCACCCGGCCAGGGAACGGCATCACGACGTTGTCGTCATCCCCGGGGACGTACCGCGGCGGCAGGATCTGGAACCTGACGCGCGCCTCATCCCCGGCATAGGTGGACCCAGGGCGGGGGAAGAGCCCCAAGCGAGGGTTGGACAGGGCGTCCGTGCCATCGACCGCATAGCGCGAAGGCGTGCCAATGGACCCGGTGCGGATCAGCAACCGGAACTCGTTCTTGTCGGAGATGGGCTCCAGACTGGCGATCCGCCCGGAGACATACACCTCCTGGATCGAATGGATGAACCTCTTCGCCGTCCCAAGCGACACCGTGCTGATGTCGTACACGGACTGCCCGCAGACCATCGTGACAGCCGCCGACGCCTGCAACTCGTTCCATGTCCCGAAGTCGCAGAGATCCTCAACGGTGTCGTTGATGATGTTGACCAGGTTGCGGACGAATAGGTTCTGCGTGGTGGCCGAGACCCGCCGCACGTTCAAGCGATCGCAGACCTCGTTCACGGCCTCCAGAACGGTGATGTAAGGCGACGCCATCTCATACCTCTCGCGCCCGAAGGTTCAATCGCTCGAAGACGATGGGGCTCACATTCAAGGTGGCCGTCGCCAGGATCTCGATGTAACTGTTGGTTGCCAAGGATACGAGGCATCCAACCGTGCCGACAAACGGGGCAGACACCGCTGTCGTGCGAAGCTCGATGGTGCTTTTGGCCTGGCTGACCCCGTCTTTGGCAATACGAACGCCGATGTTCTGGGTCGCGCTCTGCGAGGAAACCGAGAAGTCCGCCTCGACCAGGAAGGTTTTCGTGAGCGTGCCCGTGTAGGTCAGACGACCGGAACCGTTATGCGTGAACTGCGTCAGCGTATCCGCGCTAGTCCCGACATTCGTTACAACATAACTGTTGATCGCCGTGGTCGAGATCAGACCTACCGACGTTGCCCAGCACTCGGCCGTTGCAAGCCCGAAAAGCGCCCGAGCCGAAACCCTGGCGAAATTGCCGCCAGAGGCATCCACCGTGCCGAAAGTGGCTTGGTTCCCCCCGACGACCGCAGCCGAAACCGAGGCAAAGGACACGCCGCCAGCAAAATTGACCGGGCCGTTGACCGTCTGACTGGCGCTCTCGGCCAGGTTCAACTGGCTGTCGATGAGGTTGGCAAACTCGCTCCCGGTCGGGGCGTCGCCAGTCTGGAAGCTCTGCTTGAGCGTTGCCTTGTCCTGTTCTGCCATCAGCTCGACTCCGGGAATGGTCCCCCGTTAGGGAACACGGTGAAGGAGCATCCGATCTCCATCGAACCTATCGAGGCCCCAACGAATAGGTTGTATCCAGGGAACCGAGACAGGATCTGGGTGCCAGGGCCATAGGGCGAGATTGTCCTGCAAGCCCTTGGCGCCGGCTCGTCCGGGCGCACGAACGGAGGCGCGACCGGATCGTTCTTGCTGGTGATGAACCACTGCGGATCGATCGGCTCGTCCTGGTCGCGGCGGACATACATCCCGTCCCACCGCCGCACGACCTGATCGGAATAGAGCACCTCATCCGACTCGTCGTCCTTGACCAGCCACCGACCCTTGCGCCAGCGGTTACGGTCGCCCTGCATCACATCACACGCTCAGGACCAGCCTGCAGAGCCATCAATTCGTAGGTAGCGGCGCCGCTCGACCGCACCGTGAGCCGCCAGCAGGAAACCGGCCCCGTGAAGGTCGCCGCCGTCCCAGCGGAGAAAGCGACGCGCTCCGTCCAATGGGCCGACACGACGCCATCCTGCAGCACTCGGTCGATGCTCGACGCTGCGGAGCAACCAGCAGCGAAGCTGCCAGTTCCGCCTATGATCCTGAAATTGAAAGCATATTCCTGCGTAGAAACCCAGGTGTCCGTAGGCCAGTAAATCGTTGTGGCCTCTGCGTTTGCCAGGGTGAATCTCCAGCTTTTCGGGCGAGCCATCGTCCAGACTCCGTCTCATTGCGGATGGGAATGATACCAGAGGCAGAATGCGCCAATGCCCCCCCTCAAGAAGAAGGGGCGCCACAAGGACGCCCCTCCCCTAACCCGCTGTCGGCAGGTTACGCCCCAGCAGAGGCGTAGGCATACCGCCAGTCGGTCGCACCAACGCTGAACCGAGCCGTCGTCTTGATCTTCAGGTTCTCGGTGTCGAACTCGTTGTCGCGGCTGATCGCAGCGTTCCGGCGCCGGTAGAAGGTCGCCCCGGCCTTGGCGTTCGTGATGATGAACCAGGCGTCAGGATCCGTCAGGAACGGATTGACGATCAGGTCGAGCTGTCCAGCCATCGGGTTGATGTCGTTGAAAGCATTGCCCACGGCGAACTTCGTGCCGAGGATCCTTTCAGCGACGAAACGATCCGATGGCGAGACCATCAGTCGCTCCGGCATCAGGTTGATGCGAAGACCCGCATCGTCCTGCCACCCGTGGATGTCGATATACGCCTGCTCCAGGGTTGCCTGGGTCAGGTCGGCTGCGACACCGGGGATGTTGCGCTGCGTGCCGCCACGGACGTTGGGGTGGGCCGCATTGAAGAACGAGACGCCGTCAGCCCCGAGCATGGACGAGAAGCCGAGGTTGAAGACAGAGGCCGAAATGGTCTCCTCCGTCTGCCGCATCGACTCCGCGAGCATCCGCGGAACGTTGTTGATGACGTTGTACTGCTCGTCTTCCATCAGTTCGCTGGTGATGATCGTCCCGAGCCCGTAGGTCAGGTTCACATACTCGCGCTGATAGCCCTGCAGCATGTCGACGTAGGGGACCGACTGGGACTCGCTCTTCTGCCCAGCAAGGCCGAAGCCCGTCACACCCTGCTCCTTCTCGAACGCCTTGGTCGAGCGGCGCAGGATCATGAATCGGCTCCACAGGGGAGGATACCGACGATAGGTATCCGCCCAGATGGTGCTGATGCCCGGCCAGAGAAGTTCCGGGAAATTGGAAGTTCCGACAGTCATGTGATGATCTCCCTATCAGACGGTGAGGGAGTGAAGAGCGATGCGGACCTCAAGCTCGATGTCCGTATTGCCCCACGCCGACTGGTTGGTAAACGACCCCAAGCCACGGGATTCGGTCGGCGCCACGCCCAGGACCTGGAAGGTCTTGGCCGAGGTGTCCGCCGAAGCTGCGCGAAGCTGGATGATCGACGTACCCGCCGCCGTATTGCCACCGTTGCTGGTGGCGGTCAGGCTGACATACTGGCCAACCAACGTCTCCGCAGCGGAACCATCGACCTGGCAGACGAACGTGATCTGCTGGCTATCATAGACCGCCGCCCAGCCAGACGCACCGGCAGGGAGGAACGGGCCACGGGTGGGCTGGTTGAACGTCAGCGGGCGACCATTGTCATCGAACATCTGTCCGACCACACCCAGGCAGCGGGTATTGGCGGCAGCGTTCGCGGACAGACGGACGACGCCGAGGCCGCTGGGGTTGAAGCGAACCGGGTCTCCGATGAAGATGCCCTGGGTGTTCCCAGAGGCAGTCACCCGGTACATGCGAGTCGGGATGTCGCTGCCGCCGCTCATATTGCGGACGGGAACGAATCCGAACGGCGCGTTTGCCATGGTGGATTCTCCTAAAGGTTAATCGATCTTGATATCGCCATCGACGAGCGCACCCGTCTTGGCATTGATGTCGGCCTTGGCCCTGGTCGTGAGCCCCGAAAGCTGCTGTCGCGCCTGGTTCTGGTAATACGCGGCGCGCTCCTGAGCCATCTCTTCAGGGATCTTCATCAGGACCATATCTCGATACTCCAGCACGCCGGCCGGAGTGCCAGCTCCACTCTCAACCCCGTTGGGGCGATCGTGGACGGCATCGTGACGGGTTGCCGGCTCCCACCCTTCGGAACGCTTCCGAAGCATGTTCGACGGTTCCGTGTTGACCCACCGCAGCCTGTACGCTGGGTCTCGGCTCTTGATCCCGAGAGGCGCCGAGGGTGCCCACGACCGGGTGCCCTTTTTGACCGGCTTTGCATTCCGGTTGCGCCGCTGGATCGCTTCATCCGGCGAGTCGTCGCTCGCCACGATTTCTGTGTCTTGCATATATCAGTCCTCTGCCTCAACAACTCGACCCATAGCTTTTTTCTGCTTCAGGTAGAGATCATGTGCCTCTTTCGAGGATTTGGCGAGCGAGCCACGCCCGCCCATGAACATCGCTTCGGCGATAACCCGCTCCTGCGCTGACAGGGAGACGGACTCCCTCTGCGCCGGACGGGAGCCGCGGGGCGAAGAAAATGCCCGCTGGACCGTGTTCCGAGGAGGCGGCGGCGCTTCTTCGTCGTCATCGTCCCGCCCCAGCAACTTGGCCATTCGCTGGTCCACCTCCCGGAGGATTTCGCGGATCGGGGCATCCTGCATGTCGGCCTCTCCGACTATGCGCCGGATCATGTCCTGCGTTGCCGCAAACTCAGGATGCCCAGGTTTCGCCCAGGGGCGCAGGTCTTCGCCGTCTTCCCCGGTTTGGTTCTGCCATGAGAACAGAACCTTGGCTTCCGTCTCCGGGATCGGAGGGGGAGCCGCCGGGGCTGCGTCCTTGGGTTCGCTGACCTCGCGCTTCATGTCCACAAGGCGCTCGTTGATGCTGACGAAACTTTCCGTATCGCCAGTCGCCAGAGCTTCCTTCATGTCCTGCTTGAGGCTGGCCAACTCCTTCTTCTTGGCCTCGTCCTTCATGCCGCCAACAAGCTTGTCGAGGGCAGACTGCAACTTGAGGTTTTGCTCTGCAAGGAGCTGGACCTGGCGCTCAGTCTTCTCGGCCTTGGCGTTCGCCTCCTTCGTGTGCCGATAGAGACGGTTGAACCTGGCCTTCAGCTTGGGGTCATCGATGTCCACCCAGTCCGTGCCGTCCTCGTCCTGCTGCCTGGGGGCGGGTTTGGGCTCCGGTTTGGGTTCGGGGCGGGGCTCCGGCTTGACCTCGGCCCTCTGAGGCTGCGGGACCGGCGGATCGCCGTCCTCGACCTCGATCCTGCTGGCAAGGTTGCTCATGCGACCTCCTTGATGAGGCCGATGACATCCTCTTCCTGCATGACGTAGAGACCGGGCTCAAAGTCCACAGCCTTCGCGGCCCATTTGCCGAACAGAACACGGTCGCCAGGCTTGAGAACCTCGACGGCGCTGCCAACGGCAACGATCGTCCCCTCGTCAGGAACCTTCTTGTCTTCCACCGTGTCCGGGATCTTGAAGCCCATCTTCGACAGGCCCTGATACTTTGAGGCGACCGTCGCCTGCAGAGTATCTGCGCGGACCACAACCCGCGCGAATAGTGGTTGCAGTTCTCTCATGCTCTCCTCTGTGCGCTCTATGCGCCGGGAGAGTATAGCAACCAGAAGTAGAGTCGGAGGGGGGTATCGGAGGAAATACCCCCCTCCTGGAGAGTGGGAAAAGGAGGGAAACCCACTCCCCTTACAGGAACTGCCGAATGCCCTGGTAGAGAGCCGCGGGATCGGTCTGCGGTATGCCCATGACCCCCGACAGATACTGCTGCTCGATGGGCAACAGGGTGGGGGTCTGGTTGAGCTGCATCTGCGGGTTTACCAGTTCTCGCGACAACAGGGAAGCGTAGTATCGCTGCGCGGGCTTGTCCCTGAAGGCGGGGTTGGTTCCCATGTAGCCATAGGTGCTGATGAGGGCTCGGCGCTGCATCTCGCTCATGTCGCCACCCATGAAGGGGGCAATCTCGGACGGGACGGCGACTTCTCCCGCGCGCGTGAACTGAGGCGTCGGGGGCTGGTAGGAGGCAAGGGCGGCGTTGATGTTCTCGCCCGGCCCCTGCGGCATGCCGCTGAACATGGCGTCCCATTGCTCCCGCTCCTGGACCGGGTCGATGACAGACAACCCGGCATTGCGTGCGGCCGTGTTCATCGACTGCCCGAGGAGGGCAGCAAGACCAAGAGGCGTGCCACCGAGAAACCCGGCAATCGCGGTGCCAGCACGCTGGGGATTGTTCAAGCCAAGGAAACCGCCAACCCTCTCCCCGAACGATTGTTCAGCGGGCTGCGGCGTGCCGGCGCCGGACAGGTAGTCGCTATCGACCTCGCCGTACCCACCGGTCGCGCCGTAGCCCCCGGCGCTGCCATCGACACTCGTAGCAGATTCAGGAGCGCCGCCCCAGCCACCCTCTCCGTAACTGCTACCGGGATCGACGCCCGCGTAGTACTGCCGGAGCCCCGTCCTGGGGTTGCGCGTGCCGACGCCCCCCATGGCTTTCAAGAGAGCCTTCTCGCGAGGGTTCACATGGGCGAGTTCCGTGTCCCCGCGCTTGCCCTGGCGGCGAACGATCTCAAGGGCCTCATGCAGCTTCATGCGGTTGGGACGGCGCATCATGTCAGCACCTGCGGGTCATTAAGAGCGCGGCCAATGGACTGAAGCGCCATGTCATAGCCCTGGGCGCGGCCGAGAGAGATGAGATCGTTGGCGCTGCGGAATCGGAAGAGAGGGTCTTCCTTCTTGAGCGCCTTGACGAGCGCCTGCGTCACCGGGTGGCGCTTCCACATCTCAATCTCGTCTCGGTCGAGGGTCATCGCTGCGATCACTCCCGGCCGGGGAATCGGCCGTACATGTTTGTCCGAGACGGCTGGGGCAACAGAGCTGGATCGCGGCGCATGCCAGTTGGGCTAAGAATATTCATTATTTGCTCCATCAGATACCAGTCTGGGTTCCGTTGTCCCAGAAGATCTTCCATGCTTTTCGCTTCTTCGGCGGACTGAACAATATCTTTGAACTCCTGCGGCTTTGCCATCTCTTCGTATGCAGCCTGGATCATGACCGGAAGACTTCCCTCTCCAGGCACACGGGAAGGGCGCGTCCACCACGGCATATCCCCTCTTTGGCCTGCCGCTGGCGCGTTCATTTGCTGGTATCTGGCGGCAATAGCCGCATTAATGGCCGCAGCGCGCTCTGCCTGGCGGAGCCGCATCAGTTGGTTTAGACGCTCAACGGCCGGGCTGTCCGCAGGCCCATAAGTAGACTCTGCGTTGCCAAAATTCATGTACATTCCGTCGCTCATTTCCGCCTCGCTGCCCGCATGTTGTCGATCATGTTCGGGTAGGGTCGCCCAGCCTTCTTCGCCGCCGCCCTGGCAGATGCCTTCTGCGACGAGGTGAGAGACTTGGGCTTGCCAAGGGATTTGGGACGCGCGCGATCCCAGATGGGCTTCTTCATGTCAGCACTTCCATGCGCGAAGGGATTTGTTGATCCGGGAGTTGGGATCATTGGCCGTCTTGGCCGAGGTGAGCTTCTTCTTCATGCCCTGCATCCTAGCGCAGAACGACCGCTTCCTTGGCCCGCCTTCCGGCTGCGGAGGCTTCAACGTCCCGCCGGTC